TGTGCTGAATCATGGAATTTGAGTCTTTACCAAGGAACTGGTTGACGAAAGACATGTTGCGGGCTTGACGCCAAAGGTCTAATGACCACGCTGTCTTCTGGTTGGTGGTTAGTGCGGCAAAGTTTGTATACATGGCATGCTCCAAAAATTAAAAGGACGTTTCTCTAACACCTGTCGTGGCGTCAATTACGTTTGCCTGTGTCGATGGCAAAGTTCGAAAAACGACTTTTAATGGGGACGAGCCAACCTAATTTGTCGCATCAGGTACTGCGTTATGCCGATACAAACCTCGACGGGGTTGGCCCCTAACGGGAGCCAATCGTTAAACTTAACAAGACTCTACCAGAGAGTATTATGGCTTGCAACTATCTACACGAAATCTCCGCGCATTTTTGCTATATCCGCCTCTGACAAGGAACTAAACTCCTCGAAAGACATATCGCTCGCACTAGGTATTGCCCGTGTCTGCCCCGCTTTGTCAGAGTCCACGCCAGAATTCTTCATACTACCCGGCTGACGACCAGCTGCGTCAATGTTCTTGGCAACCGCTGCGGTCTTACGTGTCTCACCAGGTTTTGCTGCAGCTAACCCTGCGCGGTCAGCTACGGGCGCCGGCGTATTTTGGCGGGACATTATATATTCTACGGCTTTAGCTAATGCTTTCGAGGGTGACAGGCGTTCGCGCTGCATCAGGCCAGACTGCTTGTCCAAGATGTCATCAACGAGGTCTTGGTTGTATTCGTCAGAGTTCGCGCTGAGCATGGGGTATTTATCCTCCATACGCTCAATAGTCAGCTCCATACGCATGTCTTCCAATGCCTGGTCTTTTGCCTGCCCTGTCATTTGGCCGGATTCTGCGATAGCAATCTGGCGATTTAGCAAGTCAGCCCTGGCTGATATGGCTGCGGCTTTGTCTTCATCACCGTCCAGCAGCGCCTTACGCTCCTCCTTGCGGAGAGTTGCGACCTCGGATACAGCTTTCTCCACATCCAAGTCACGGTTCACCTTGGTGACAGACGCTTCCAGCTCGGCTGCGCGGCGTTCGGCAGCTTCGCGGGCAGCACGCTCCTTACTTAACTGCTCGTCAAAACGTGCTTTCGGAATTAGCGGACCATCATCGCGCTCTTTCTTCGTAAACTTACCTGTTTCGTCGCGAGGGCGTTCTGTTTCTTCGGCAGGGGATTCTTCCTCAACCTCTTCGACTGGTTCTTCAGCGGGTTCTGGCTCAGTCGGTACGAAGTCATCCCCACGATCTTCGGTACCTGCGGAGCCATTATCATCGGCGGACATCATGAAACGTCGTAATGGGTGTTTGAATAGCATTTATTACTCTCCTGATTCGGTTGGTTGGTTGTTCATGAATGATTCTGCGCGGGCAGTTTCGGCTGCTTGTTGCTGCTGCTGCATTGCGAGTTGCTGGGCATGCGCCTGCGCCTGTTCTTTTAGCGCGAACTCGCGTTCTGCCAGTCCTTTTTGATGCTCGTGAGCGTCCTGCTTCAATCCAAACTCGCGTTCCTGCATAGCCGCCGCCTGCTGCACCTGCTGGTCAGGTGCTCCGGATGTTCCAGCCTGGGTTTCCGCGTTGATGCTATCAGCGTCAGCAATCTCTTTCTCCACCTTCGCCATGCGTAGCTTGGCATCAGCCTGTTTGTCAGCCACTTCTGCCTCCAATTTCGCGACCTGAGCCTCATCAGAGCGTTGTTTGAGCGCGGCAGCTGCCTTAGCCTCGGCAGAGTCTTTGTCGCCCTCCATAGCCTTCAGAATGTCAGCTTTACGCAGCAGTCGACTGCTCTCGACGATGAAGCTATCTGGTATCTGCACACCCTGCTCACGCATAGCCATGGCTTGTTCGAACTGACTATCCTCCATCGAGGCACGTGCCGGTGTGGAGGTGACAATAATGCTGTACTCACCTAGTGTCAGGTCGTTCAGTATCTCACCGGTCTCGTCGTCATACTGGTTGACAGTAATCTGTTCTGAACCATGCGACGCGTCGCTATGGGTTATTGTGATCATGCGTTCTTCAGTGTAATACTCCTGCACAATGTCTAATGCGTTTCGCGCCAATAACCAGTCACTTCGCTCCAGGTTGTCCATGATCTTCGACATAGAGGCTGCGCCACGCTGCGTCTTGTAAGCTATGGCCTTAGCAGCTACGTCTTCGCGGTCAAAGCCCTGCATACTGTCAGACACAGCACTGATGGTCTTGATATGTTCTTCAGCCTTGTAGCTGATGCGGTCAAGACCTTGGGGCGTCGCGTTCGGGGTGATCTTCTCGGCTGCTGCGGTGTCGTCCAGCTCCAGCACCAGACCGCTTGATGCGCCCTTCTGCTCCAGCTCTTCGATACTCATATTCTTCAACGCGCCAGCTCGTACCTTCCAACCGCTGTTTGCGGTGGTGTTCACCACGTGTAGCTCTTGACTTGAAACTTTGTTCAGTAGCTCTTGCGGACCCAGCAGATTCTCTACGACACCTACGGTCAAACCGTAACGGAAGAATGGGAAGTAAGGTACAACAGTGAAATGCTTATACGGCGACCAATCATCGTGTAGCACGACGTTATCAGCCACTACTGTCCAGCGAATGCGCTTAACCAACTTCTTCATGGTGGACAGGTTACCGTTCGACTTAGATAGGAAGTCTGCTATTTTATTACGGTCCCACGACACTGGTACTGGGCGCATATCACCCGTCTTGACGTCGACAAAGTGCAGCTGCTTATCCAGACGACGATACTGACGATCAAGCACTCGGATATTACGGCGTAGACCATGCGGCTCTACTGTGCTGTAGTAACCTGCCAACGGCTGTAAGCCACCGAAACGGTCGCGCACGCGGTCGATACTATCATAACCGTACATGAACGAACTACCGTCTTTATCACGTAAGTAGTCGGCGTCTTCCTGGGAATAGAGTGTGGCTATGTCCTGCGGTGTCATCCACTTTGTGGTGATGACATCCATCCACTTATCAGGGTCGTATTCCTCTGCGTCAGGGTCTATCACGACGTTTTTGCTATTCAAATTTTCGATGCGTATCTCGCCCTGCATGCTATCTGTAAAGTCCAAGCGCATGTCGACGAAACCACGAGAACGTATCAAGCCGTCGGCGAATAATTCTGAACGCACCCATGGCATCTGATTATTCTGAGCGATCTGCATCCATACTTTCGTTAGTGCTTCGGCAACCCCGCTGTTAGCTATGCCGTCAGCCGGGCGAAATAGTATTTCTGCTCGGTTGTTTATCTGCTCACCGAGGATGGTGCTGAGAGTGCTTAGAATTTTGTTGATGGTAAGTGCGGGTCTACGCTGGATAGCCAGCGAGTTCAGGTCGTCGATACGCCACTGGTCGCCAGTCGTGAAGTGCTCGCACTTATCCGCCTTCTCGATGAACGTCAAGTGGCCCCGGTCACGCATCTCTTGGAAGCGCACCCACGTCTCGGAAGCTAGAGCGTCATTTACTGGCATTTAATTTTCCCATAGCAAACTATATTAGATTTCGCAAGAGTTTATCAGAGTGTCAATCAAACGCAAGGGGTAGCTGTGGTGGGTCTTCCCGCTCGCCTAAAATACGTTCCAGATATTCCACCCTGCGCTGGAGTGTACGTAACTCCCCACCAGCCAACTCCCTAAGGCTCTCGCTCATTGGTGGTCTACACTGGCAAACTGGTATACCTATGCTGTAGGCACCGCGCGTGTTTATGATCATCTTACCGCAATCACTACATGTACTCATGATTCCTCCCTATGCAGACATGTGAGACCCGCCAGTCTTCATCATACCATTGAGTTTGTCTCGCCAACTAGGCAATTTCTTGTGTTCGGGTAATTTAGGTGCTGACTTCGACAAAGTCAGGCGAATACTCCAGGCCAAGCTGTCCACCTGGTCGTCATGCTTTCCTGCTGGGAATCGTAACATTTCTTTCTGCAGAGTGGGAAACCAACTGGCGTTTTTTGGAAAATACACCTTACCCAACTGCATACGCCCTTTCAGTGGGCTTGCACGCACCAGCTTGTCGGTTAGGGGCACCAACAGTTCGTATGTTGGATATAGGCGACGTTCTTCACAGCGCTTTTTGAACTGTGCGGATAGCGTCTTCCATATCTGACCATCTTCAAAACCAAGTAGCCCTGCCTTCCACTGCTCGCTGTAGTCCAGGATAGTCTCGACGATTTCTATACTGTCATCAGAGCGGAATCTGAGCACGTCCAACACGTACAGGTTATCGTACTCGTCTTGCAACAGCGTGGTGCCAACAGTCCAGTCATTCTGCTCGCCGGTGGTGATAGCGAAGTCCCAAGTTTGGTACACAAAACGGTTAGTTACGTCGGGATTGTGGACATAGTAGCGGAACATATCCTTACTGAAATAAATACCCTCGTCTGGCGTCGGGTTCTGTTGATACAGCGCGTCCCACATACGCTTTAGGCCTGACGCGATGTAGTTTGACTTCTTGCGTAACATAGCCTCTAGCGAATAACGTGCTGGATGCAGTGCGCTATTGTGCGGGCGTGTCATACGTGCACCCTCTGGTACAGGCGCTCCCGGAGGTATCTCGACGATGCTATCATCCGCCAGGATATACTCGTCACCTATCTCGTTTATGGCTGGATAGCGCACAATCTCGAACTCATCACCCTCGCCACCTGCCATGACCTGCTGAATACGTCCTGCCCAGTCATCCTCCTGCCACCAGGTCATCACCCCTAGTACACCGCCTCCTGGCGCGAGCCGAGAGTGTGCAGTGGACACATACCACTCCCACGTACTGTCACGTTGCCCTGCGCTGTCTGCTGCCTCGATGTCCTTCACTAAGTCATCCAGCAGCAGGATATGTGCACCACGCCCTGTAATTGCAGAACCCACACCCGCCGCGAGGTACCCGCCACCCGCTGTTAGGTTCCAGTTCTCGACAGACTGGCTTGATGGGTCGAGTATAGCCTTCGGGAACACGGTTTGGTACGCTGGGTCGCGCAACAGGTCACGAATATAACGGCTGAATGACATACTTAGGGACGTAGTGTGACTGGCAGCGATGATTTCCCAGTCTGGATGCTGCCCAAGCACCCACGGCGGGAAATGGCGGGAGGCGATCTCACTCTTGCCGCTTCGCGGCGGGCACATCAGCAGTAGACGCGGTTCTTTCCCCTCTTCCACATCCTTGACGAAGCGTTCAAGTCGTCGACAAATGTCTTCGTGTACCCAACCTGCATCGTATTTAGGACGGAAACGCTTAACAAAAG